GTTTTTCCTCGTAGCCTGATTTTCCAGCAGCGCAACACCGTAGAGGGCCTCGGCGATCGCGCCGGCCGGGGACTCTGACCGCCCGGCCGCAATGTTTCAGTTGCCCTTGCAGGCTGCGCAGAACCATTGCGCGGATTTGCCGTCCGATGGGCTCGGGCTCATGAGATGGATCCAGATCCCGAGCGATTCGAGCTCCTGGACGAGATCGAACACGTCATCGAGCCGCGTCCACGGATCCCATTTGCACGCGATCCGTTCTTTTCCGTACCTGGCGCGAGTGGCGGCCGCTCCCGCCCCGATCCCGCAGCGCGTGCAGCGCCGGTCAACCCAGATGTGATCGGGATATCCGCCGAAGAACGAGGCCAGCACATCGATCTTTTTGCGGTCGCTCATGCGGAATGCACCCCGATGAAGAGTCCAACTGAGAATGCTGCGATCACAAGTGCCAGCACGGCCAGTCCCAGCAGAGCTGCGCGCCTGGCGCGGATCTGGGCGGCGGTCAGCGGCGCCGCGACTTCGGTAAAGCGCACTTTCGTCCCATTGAGCAGCATCCTATTTCTCCCGTCCATACAAGGCTTCGTTCAGGATCCTCACCATGTCTTCGTACTTCTCCCGGCCTTTCGCTTGTTTCGTTCTTTGCGCCACTTTTCGCCGCGATCGCTGCGTTCGAGTAATCTCAGCTTTCCCGATCGAATTCCCGTACCCCATAGAACGCCGCGTCTCCTGCGAAGCCTCGGCATCAATGTTTCCCCCAAATCAGCCTCAAGACCCAACCCGTCGCCTGATACGCGGCTCCGAATAGTGCAACCGCCGCCATCAAGAGGAGAAAGCCTTTTGCGCCGGCCCGCAGCAGCCCATAACGATCGGCCGGAAGGAGAGGAGCACAAAATCTGTAATCGCTGGCGCGGCGCGCGAAACGGTCAACACTCTCTGTGGTCCGTTGCCTTTTCATGACGGCCTCTATTTCCACTTCCAAGAGCAAATCGCCGTGATGACGAAGGCGACAATGAATCCCATGAGAACTACGCTGCAGCCGGGTCGTTTGCGATATGCCATCGTCCCGCCGCTCCTCGCTGCGCATGTCCCACGCGCACTATGCGCCCCGAAGTCGGCAGCCATCCGTCGGCCACGGCCGTGATGAACCGGCGCCGGGAGCCCGGATGGTATTTTTGGATCAGCGACCAGGCGCTCCGCTCGTCGATCGCGACGATGACAGCTACCATGAGCAGCTCGTCGGGCCCGTCGCCGGCATCCTGGTACCCAGTGACGCTCACGTGGAATGGAGTCTCCACGTGCTGTTTTGCAATCCAGCCGATCCAGAAGCGCTCCTCGCTATTCATGCGGTCCTCCGAATGAGCGCACGCGCATTGTCGAGATACTGAATGGCCCGCTCCACATCGCGTGCGATCCGATCGATGTGCACGTTTGCGTTCCCATGTGCACGTTTTTCTGTTTGCCCGCCGAGATAGTCGAGAATTACGCTCATGCAGAGCGCCGAACGCGTTACGCCAACCGCTCGGGCGCGGTCCCGAAGCCACGCCGAATGCTGCTCGGAAACGCGGAAGGTCACCGTGTCGTCGCGCTTTGCGCGGTGGTGACCCTCAGGAAGACCGACAATCGGGAACCGCTTCTCGCTGGGCATGGGTCGCCTATACGTTCACTTTCTGGAGCTCGTCTTCAATGAGAAGATCTTCCATTTCCAGGCTAAGGGCCTCAGCTATGCGTCTCATGGTTTCCGGATTGTTCGATTTTCCATTTTCGACGTTGCTGATCGTTCCCTGGTCGACGCCGGCAATGGCGGCAACCCGTTCCTGGTTCCAGCCCTTGATCAATCGGGCTCTCTTGATTTTCGTAGCGTCGTATCTCATTGCAAGGCGACTTTACACGTGCGGAGACAGCTTGTCAACATATTTGTTCGTAAAAATACATCCGGCGTTCAGAATGGGCAGATGGATACCGGGGATCGTTTAGAATTCTTCCGCCTCAAAGCGCATCACACGGAAGAATCTTTGGCCGCGGAAAGCAAGGTTTCACGCGTAACGATAAGTTCGATTGAAAACAGAAGAAGCAGCCCCACAGTGGCGACACTGACTGTTTTGGCCAAGGCCTGCGGTGTGACGCTCGGAGAGTTTTTCCAGGAATATGGTCCCAGGGAACTTTCTGAAGAGCATCAGAAGCTGCATGCCAAATTGCAGGAAATCCTGAACGGCGACGAAAAAGCGGCCGCGGGAATAGCTGTGAACATCGATTACCTGCACGGCCATATGATGGCCATTATGCAGCAAAAGGCGGAGGAAATACGTAAACTATCAAAGAGGCGAAAAGCTGCGGGATGACCGGGCCGCTCGCGCCTCATCCCCCTGGGGCGGCCAAAGTCATAAACTTCTACTGCTGGATCGTCGATACGGGATTAAAGCGGCTGGCTAAGCGTTTGGAAATCGATTGGCCGCCAAAGAACTTTTAAGCTCCGAAGCCCGACGAAAATATTCCCCGCTGACTCCGGATCTGCCGGGGGTTTCAATGAAATGTCCCAATTGTCGTCTGGAGAATCCGCCCAGCGCGGAGTACTGCGACTGTGGGTACGTGTTCCAAAGCGGCACCGTGGATCTCGGCGTCGCTCTTCCGAAGCCAGCCTCCAATTGGTACTCGCCGCCAAAAGAGGAGAAGAAACGACTTGACGGAAACCTCGTCTGTCCTCACTGCCAGATGAAGGGCACGGTTAGGACAGTGCGGGGGGTCAGGAAGGCAGGAATTAGCGGCGGAAAGGCTGTGGCGGCAGTGATCACGCTGGGCTGGTCGATGCTCGCGACGGGACTATCCCGGAAGGAGCACATCACGGAAGCCCGGTGTTCGAATTGCGGCTCTATCTGGAGATTCTAGCCGCGGCCCCTCTTTTTGCAAACGTCTGCAGAAAGAAGGACCGCGCCAGAGTGTTAGCCGGGAATGCTGCCTACTGCTCGATCGGCGAGCCGGCAGAAATGGCAATGGTAGCCTCGGCGCCGGCGACGATCGTGACGTCAAGGATCCCGATGGCCGTTCCGTCGTTGACCGTGACCTGGCACTGGCCGAGCGGGCCCGCCGCGGCGATTTCGCAGGACAGTCCATCGGCGGCCGGGGTGACCGTGACGATGGTCGGATCGCTGGATCCCCAGGTAACGGTGCCGGTTTCGGTGGTTGGGTTCCCGCGCTTGTCGACCGGCTGAATTTTCAAACTCGCCTTCTGTGAATCGGTCATCGTAAACATTCGAATGTCTCCTTTAATTTGGATTGCCTCGATCCGCAGGCCGGCGAATGCGATGCGGTGTTTCGGTCTCTTCCTGGCCTTCCGAAAATCACTTCGTTTTAAATGAACCACTAGCTTCATAACGAGCCGTCGCAGTCTCACAAATAACAGTGTAGGCATAGATTTTGCCGCCAGTCAGACTCGCCAGGCGGACCCAATGGTCCGTGACCGGATCCGTGTCGATTACCAGGGAGATGAAGTCCCCACCCGGCGCCTGGTACTCGATGCGCGACGTCGTGGCGACCGACGTCTTCCAGGCGAGCTGCGCGCTCGTGCTGGCGATGTCGACGAGAAGAGGCCCTTGCACGAAGGTCGCCGGCGGAGGTGCCGCCGGCGAGACGATCGTTGCGCTGACCTCGTTGGAAAAGCCGCTCTCGAGGCCCGCCGCGTTAAAGGCGGTGACGGCGAAGTAGTATGTGCCGGCCGCGAACCCATAGAGCGTGAGAGTGTTGGTCTTGCCGATCGATGTCGGTGTCCCGTAGGTCCCCGGGGCTGTCCCGAAATAGGCCTTATATCCGGTCAGGTCGGTCTCGGTGTTCGGGTCCCATTGCAGCGTCAGGTTGATCTGTCCGACGACGACGCCGGCCGGAGGCGCCGGCTGCTGGGCCAGAGCCGGCAAAGATAACAACAAGCAGAGGACTGCCGCAATGAGGATTTGCCTCCCCATGATTTCACCCTCGAGGTAGTTTCGGAGTTTACGTCGTCGTCTTCGCGGATTGCGTATTCGCGGCCGCGATCGCGGCCAGCGTCGCCGCGTTACGCGCGTCGGTGGCCTCCAGGATGACGCCAATCGACACCGCCGCCACGTTGCCATTCTGGTCGCGGTGGACGAAGAGAGGAATCATTTGGACGGCGATGCCGGAGCCCACTTGCGCGAGCTGCAGGATAAGGTTGAGAGTGTTTGGATTCATTTTACTCCGTACAGTTCGAGACTCGCCTGAAGCGCATTAATCGCGATCCCGATCGCGTCGATGTAGGTTTTTGCCTTGGCCTGGCTGTCCGGGGATTTGATCCCGGCCAGGCCGTCATCCACGGTTTTTCGGAGTTCCGTGAGGATCGGCAAAACGATTGTGCCGACCTGCTGGATTCCTCCGGAAAACGTCTGGCCATCTAAAGATTTTACGATCGCGGCCCCGTGCTGGTCCGCGAGCACGACCTTCGAAATAATGTCGAGGATCTGCTGGCGCTCGGGCGTGTTGTCCGGCATTGCCGTCAAAACCACCTTGACGGCGCCGTCAGCCGCGATCGAAATGGCTTCGATCCCCTTGGCCGCGTCGGTGACGAGTTGCTGTGGGGTCGGGGCCGACTGATTCTGCGGACACGCGGTCAGCAGGACCAGGCATAACAGGGAAATTGTAATGGTTGCTCTTTTCAAGAGATTCTCCTTTCACTGCTTGAGGACAAGACCGTGCGCCTCGAGGCGCGCATCGATCCATTTCTGTACGTACTCCTGCAGTTCGCTGACCGTGAGAGTTCCGATTTCCGGATCCACCGGGGCGTCGGGCTGCGGGATGGGTTCGGGCACGTCGCCAAATGGCGATGGCACATAGATTGCCGGAAGATGCACTGCGTTCCAGGCATCGAGGATATTCTGCTCAGTGGGCATGCTGAGTTGCGCACCGATGAATTTGGTTACAAAGGCCATGACAAAGGCGGAGAACGTCGCGATCGTGGCGACCTGCAGGTTCATGGCCTGCGCAGCCGTCGCATCGCTATAGCCTGGTTTTCCCCAATACGTCTTCAGCCAGAGCCAGAAGGTTTCTTTATCCATCTTTGGATCCTTTCAAGGTTTTGGTTTGATTTGCCGAGTCGGATTCGTTCGTGACTCCGGTCCCGAGAAGGCCAACATTTTTGACCATGTTGGCGAATACATTGTTGCCGAGCAAGAGCAGAAGCCCACCGATCGCGCCGGTGCTCAGGGCAGCATGCCAGTTGGAGAGAGAAATAACCCAACCACCGACCGTCACCAGGAGCGATACGGTGAAAAGCAGTTTGCGTTTGTCATCGAGAATTTTGTCTAGCATGCGTCACCTGTGAATTCTGTAGTGCTTAAATTTGGCCCTTCCTGGGCCTCCGGAATGGTTCGCCCGGGAAATGCTCGAGCAGTCTGCGCACGGATGTTCCCGAAGGGAAGGCGCCGTCCGCCACCGCATATCCGCATTTTGCGCAAACCATGCACGGGCGATTTTGTGAATCAAAAGAGGTTACGAATTCCCCGCTGCACCGCGCTGATTCAGACACCGACCTTAGTTCCATCGAGCCAGACGAATTCGCCCGCGGCGCCCACCGGCCGGTGCATCCGGCATTGCACGCAATAAGTCGAGCCGTAAAACGAGGGGTCGCGCGCATACGTGGCCGCCACTTCGTAAGACATGCGCGTGTCCTGGCCACAGATCGTGTGCCGGTAAACATCCCGGAGCGGGCGCACGAAACCCTTGGCGAGCTCTTCCGGCGTGAGAACCAGATAGGCTTTGTTCTGTTCGACCGGCTTGTTATCGGTCCCGTGCCCGAGGCCGGGATGATTCGGATTTGTAGTGCAGATCGTCATACGCTCACCTGGCCTGTCTCCAGCATGCGTGCGTAGCGGGCCGCGCGCGCCGGGCACTGCTCGCGTCCATATGTGCTGTCCAGGAGCTGGTTCGCCGCGACCGGCCAGTTGCCAGCCTGGCAGGCCACCAACATGTTGTGAAACTCCAGGAGGCCGTGGAGGCCCAATTGAAAGCAGAGCTGCACGAGGACCGCAGCGCGCACGTCGTCGAGCCCGTGAGCCCAGCTGCAGGCCGACATCAGATCGGCGTATGCCTGGGCGACGTCGTTCGAGAGTCGCTGCTCTGCCTCGGTCTGTCGGATCTGCGTTTTGTCCAGGCACCACCCATAGCCGATCGTGTGGAAGCCTTCGGAGTCGAGATACATTTTCGCCCGGAATTGCTCCTCGCGCCGGAGCTGGTCTTTTGTCAGGGTCGTTACTTTGTCGGGATCCATTTTAGTCTCCGTGCCGGCGTCGCGCCGTCGAGGGTTCGATTTTGTCAATCAGGATCACCGGCTTTTTCTTCAGTACGATCCAGGCGAGATGGCAGAGCTGCAGGCCCGCGGCGCCGGCGACGGCGATCAGAATGCGGATCATGCTGGAGATCTCGCTTTCTACATTCACGAATTGGACCTCGAGCGTCGTGAGCCGCGTGCTGGCCGCGAGCGTCTCCGCAGCCTGCAATTTCGTGAGGGCCTCGATATCGATAAACTGCTTATTGTCGTCGAGCTGGTGCTGCGACCTCCAGGTTTCGAGGGCCGTGAGGCGCTCCTGGATAGAGGCCGGCGTTTGAATCAGCGCTGCCGCGACCTGCGTGCAGCCGAATACTAGAACCAGAAGGATCGCGAATACAAAAATGCGGTCTCCCTGTCGGACGATTAGTTTTGTCATTGTTGCCACTTTCACAAAAAACCACCAGCGAGGGAGACCGGCAGTTAGAAGATTCATTTTTGTTCCTCCGCGAGAATGCGAAGAATCACGGGCAGGAAGATTCCGCTCCGTTTGGATCCCGGCGCCGAGTAAGGGATTGCCAGCGAGAAAAAAGGTTCACTGACCTGGTCGTAGGCCGAGAAATCTTGCAGGATCGTCTTCGGCGTGAGGCCGGTATCTATCTGCGCCACGACCTGCGTGCTGGGCAGCTGCCTGGAGAGCAAGGCAATGTCGATCGCGCCTTTGTCGAGGACCGGCGTGCTAAGGGCGTCAAATTCGAAGACGTCCTGTACCTGGTCGAATCCCGAGAAGTCCTGCAGGACCGTCTTCGGCGTGAGGCCGGTGTCGATCTGCGCGATCGCTTGCGGGTTGATCGAGGTCCTCTGGAGCTGATTTTCGAGCACTATGGGCAGCGACATTTCAGGCCTTCCTGTAGGCGACTTGTTTGTTGCCTCCCGAAGAGGCCGGGACATTCGTGACTTTGAAAGTCCCGGTCACGCCGACATCAATCGGGACGATCATTTCAGAATTGGCCGGAAGAGTTCCGTTTAAAACGAGCTGTTGATAGCACCGGCCCGCATAGCGCTGCGTGCCGGCGCCGGTCGGAGTACACCAGAACTGCCTCGGCTTGTATATCCGGCTGCCGTTCATCGTCTGATTTGCCCCGGTGGCGCTGTTGCTTGCCTGCTGAGTGTTCATGCGAAGGACATTCGCGGCTGTCGCGTTGTCGACCATGTACGAATAGTCGACGTTGAAAGAGGGCGTGCCGATCGAACTTCCATTTCCGTAAGCAAAGTGCGTGTGGGCATTCTGCGCCTCCGGACTGAGGTCCAACACTCCGCCTTCTACATAGAGGCATCCAGATTGGCCGGCATCGACCATGATGTGAAAATGAAACTGGCCGGTGAAAATATGAACCGTCGCCTGGCCCGGCGTCGGGCTCGGAATGGTCACGCTCACCGTGCAGATTGTGACGCCACCGGCCACCACCTGGCAGCCGAGGACATACTGCGAAGTCCGGGTCAAGGTTACAACTATCTGCCGCCCCGAGTCCGCGGGCGAAGTCCAAGGGTTGCTGCCGGTCCAGCTATTCGCAAGCACCTCGTTCCCGAAATTCGTGATGATCGTCGCCACGTCGGTGGCGGCCAGGACCTGCAGATAGCGAAAGGACGAATTCAAAAAGATCGGAATCGACATTTAGGATTTCCTCACACAGACCCGCGTCAGACTACCGACAGCAAAACCGAGACATTTGAAAACTCCGGTCACGCCGGTATCGAGAGGGACCGTGAGTTCTGCGCCTACGGTCGTGTTTGCACTATCCACCAGCAGCGTTTGGAAGATGCGCCCCAAAAGAACAAATCCCGAGCCGCCGACGATCTCCGCGGGCATGAACAGCAGCGATCCAGACTGAGTCAGCCGGGAGGCCGCAGAAGGCATGTTGTAACAAACGGGCTGATTGGATGACGCATAGGCCGATGAAGTGGGATCGAGATACCAAGAATAATTCCATCCGCCTTGTCCAGAGCCTCCACTGTTTCTCGGGCCGGTCGTGGCCCAAAAAGTCGGCTTCGGAACTGCGAGCGCTTCCGGCGTCTGATCGAGAATCCCGCAGCCCCAGGTCTCCGGCGTCGCGCGCATGGAATCGACCCACACTCCGAACTTGTTCCCGAAGATCCGCACTTCTGTCCCGGTCCCATCGATGTACTGCCGCGTGTCGGTCCCGTTGTTCACTTGCAGGCCCGCAGAATCCGTGACGACGTATTTCATGGTCGTGGCCGTCAGTTCCGTCGCCACGATTTTTATAAAGGCGCCATCTGAACGCGTCGGCGATTGATAGGTCCCAACTGCGGTCGGACTGCTTCCGGTGACCGAGCAGGTCCAGCCGAGTGCCGTCAGCTGCGTATTGAGATCGTTCAGAATCGTGATGCAGTCGGCCACGGCCGCATGCGAGAGGTAATTAAAGTCTGTGTTCAGCACGCCAGCCAAAAAGGTCGGAACGCTCATCGAGTACTCCTATGCTGCGTAACCGCGAATGAAGGCCACAATCCAAGTCGCACTGCCAGCCGCGTACTGCATGAATCCAAAGAGATCCGATTGGCCCACCGCGGTGCTGAGCGGGCACGTCGGGATGTCCGTCCCATACTGGTAGCTCGCGTCGAGGCTGAGCGTGTATCCTCCGCTGCCTCCCTGCTGAACGACCAAGATTATCGGTCGCAGATATTTTGCGTTGACGAGAGGCTGCAGCGTCGCATTCCCGGTCAGCACAACGAAGAAGATATTCCCGAGGTTGCAATCGATCGAAAGCGAGGCCGCATACGGCAGCACGACCGTGCCCGGCTGCGCCGCGACCCCAGGATCGATCGGCACAGGGGAGTAAGTAGCATCGTCGGAGAAACTGTAGGAATTCGCAAACCAGACCCGGCCCTCAAGGTGCGTGAAGGCGACGCCGGAATCGTAAGGGATGTCCTCGCCCTCGAAGGTCTGCGTATCCTTGTCGCCACCGTCTTTCCAGTAATCCTTCATGCACATGCCGAGGCCGGCCTGGGCGCCTTGGTACCCTTCCGCGGTCCACATCCACGGAGGCAAAACGATCTGGATCCGGCAGTCCTGATAAAGGCCTCCGCCGTCCGGAGTCCCGGTAATCGGCGTCAGGCCTGCGTTGAGGAGCTTGTTCCCGGAGACCTGTGCCGGACTGATCCCGATAAGAACGCAATGGTCCTGGGCGAAGTTTCCGGTCCGGACGTCCATGAGGAGGAGACCGCCGTTGGCCGCGACCGTGGATCCGAAGTTCGCCGGGCCTCCGGGGCCGATCGTGATTGTGTTGTTCACCGGGTCGTAAATATGGGCCTGCGCGCTGCCGTCATAGAGTACCGTCGAGGAGCCGGCCACTCCGGAGGCCACATTGACGTTGCGCCAGCTGCCGGTCGTCGAATCCTTGATCTGGAAAAAGGCAAAGAGGATCTTCTTGCCGTTTGTCGTCGGCCTCGAGGCAACCACTCTGCAGGTACCGGCCGCGATCCCTGGTATTACCTGGACCGCCCATCCGGAGGGAGGCCCGGTATCCGCCAGGCCCGAGGCCTCGGTGTCCACATAGTCCACGACGGTCGAAGGCGTATCGTTGCCATCCGTCCACACGCTCCAGCCGGCGCCGTTGTGCAGCCGGAAAGCGAAATACAGGCGCCCCTGGGATCCCGCGATGATCTGGTAGATCGCCCCAAATTTGGAGGCCGCCAGCCCGGTCACGACCCACTTGGTGGTACCGTCGTGCGCGAGCGTTCCTCCCTCCGCGACCGTGCGCAGGTCGACTGATTGCGCCGAAAATCCGGCCGAGAATAGCTGCGCCCGGAATTCGGCCTGGTCAATATCGCTGTTCCACTTGGCTGCCAGGGCGCCGATGCGCAGGCGCAGGCCTGCGGAAATCGAATTCACCGCCAGATCGTCGGCCACATGGGGCGTCGCCCCACCGGCCGCCAGGATCGTAATCGGCCCGCAGGTCAGCAGGGTCCCGAGCCCATACTGGTTCACGCTCGCGCGCGTGACGTAGTACGTGCCGGCCGCGGCGTCGAGGGGAGGCGTCTTGTGGGTCGTGCTGTTGATCGGGATGAATTGCGCGACCGGGACCCACTTGTAGCCGACGTCCACACTTACGCTCGTGTCCCACCAGGGCTGAATGATTGCATACGAGAAATTTCCGCTGAATTGGAAGGCCGGATCCACCTCGAGGTAATTTGTCCCTTCGGCCGTGATGATTTGTCCGGAGAGCTGCGCGTCTGGATCGGCGCCGGGCACGTAGACGCAGAGGACCTTGTCAACCATCGAAGGCGCCGCAGTGCGCGTGACCGCGATTCTCTTAACCCCTCCTTGGACCGTGCAGGTCCCCGTTTCGAGTGTCGCGGCGCCGAATGCCGCCCGCTGCGCCGCGTAAGGTCCCTGGCTCGGAAGCGCCGGCGATAGCCAATAGGCCTCGCCCTTGATCGTCTCCTGGTAAGTCGTCTCGCCGGCGCACTCCGCGACCCAAGTGCCTAATGGGATCGTGGCATCGTCGGCATTCACGAAGGCCTGCAGGCCCGAGGCGCCGGAGGCGCCGGCGATTATGCTTTCCACCGGAAGGGGAGAGGCCACGACGTCGGCCGGCTTTGGGCCGACCGTCAGGTCGTACATCTCGTCGACGGTCGAATTGCCGTTGATCTCGATCGAGTAATCCTTGTTCAGTTTCCATGCCTGGACCCGGAATTCTCCATAATTCGGCGTCGGCGTCCCGCTGAGTACTCCGGCCGGCATGTCGGGATGCGTCATCGAGCAGACCATGCCGGGCTCCGTGTTGAGCGCGAGGACCGTGGTCTTGTAGGAGAGCTGGCGCCCGGCCGCCCACTGCGTCGCGTTGATTCCTCCGAGCTCCTCCCGCAGCCGGGTCGTGATGATCCGGGCAGCCTGCGACTTGGTATAGGTACCGCAGAGGTTCACATTCGATTTTAGGAAGAGAGGCGCCGTCGCCCCACCGATCAGTTTTGCGTGGTCGATGTCGTATATCTCGACCGAATTGGCTGCAAAGTAATATTCGATGTCCGCAAAATTCGCGGTGAGGTGATTGAAGGCCGGCTTGAGCGCTGAGAGTTTCAGGCTGCCGAAGATGATGTTGCCGATCGTGAAGGCCTCGACGGCCGAGGAATTCTCCCGGATCCCGAGCTTGAGCTTCCCGAATGAGAACGTGTAATAGGCCAGGCAGTTCATCAAAACTTCCTGGATCCAATCGCGCAGGGGTTTTTGCTCCTGGAGGATACCGCTGAAAATAAACTGTGTCTCCGAGCCGATACCGATGATCTTGACAACAGTCGTGTCGTTGATGGCCGCGGCCGCGATCGCCGCGTCCACGTCAAAGTAACCTTCCGCGGTGGCCGCGCTGGCGAAGCGCAGGCCGAGAGCGCGCAGAAGCATGTTGATCACGATCCACACAGGGTTGCCGAGGACCTGCCACGTCCGGGCGCCGGCCGCAGTCCAGACCCAGCCCTTGATCCCCTCGGTGACGTTGCAGGTCATCGAGTGCTCGCCCGGTATCGTCAAATTCAGGCTGCCGGTATCCTTCCGGCGAATGGTCAAGAAGGCCAGGCCCGCGGAGAAATTGTCGTTGTAGGTGTTGCCGCCATAATACGCCAGGCGCCAATTCGATCCGGCGAGGTTGCCTCCTTCATCCAGGGAAAAGAAGTCGCCGCCGCCGGCCGGGTCGGTGCCCGTGGCCATGCGCCCCTGGGCCGCAGGAAACATGTGGTCATACTGACCGTCCAGAGTCGGGATTTCGTAAGGGGTCCCCTGCTGCGTCGAGCTTACGCGGACGGCGCCGTGTGTATTGAAAGTGATCGGGCCTTCGGAGACGATCCCGATCGCCTCATAGAAATCGATCTCCGCCCGGCCGGCTGCGATTTTGCAATTGATCGACATGCCCGTGGTCACATAGCCGTTGACGTCCGTGAAACTCAGATCCTTGGTGTAGATTTCGGGCACGACCAGGTCGTAGACGGAATCGGAGACAATCGATGTGCTGGTCACGGAGGACCGGCCGAAACCGAGCGTCCCCGTGGAATTGTCCTTCAGCATTACCGACTGCGGGACCGCGATGATGCCTCCGAAGTACTTCTTCATCCCGTGGGCAATGCAGCCGTTCGCGCCGTCGTAGCTCTTGTCGCACTTGGTAGCGTCGACCGTTGGGAAGTGGGTCGTGTCCAGGCCCGAGCTCATCGAGGTATAGGGGCAACCGTTCCCATCATCAAAGACCTTCCAGCAGGTTCGGGACACCTTGCGAGTCGGATAGGGCAGGGTCAGCTCGTAGATACCGTCCGCGGCCGTCATCTGGAACACCGGGCCTTCGTCCCCGGTCCAGTCCGAGATTTCGCCCTTCCAGAGGTCGAGCTTAATTTGCGAGCCGACGTGGTAGAGGCTAAATTCGACCGTGGCGCGCGTCAGGTTCGTATCGTTGACGAGGGCCGTCATCACGCGATCGGCATTCCCGAAAGTAAACTGCGCATCGTCGGCCTCGTTGCCGAGCGATTGCTGGATACCGTCCCAATCGAGGAGGCGCGCCAGGTATAGCTGGCCTCCGATGGTGCATCTGCGATCGGAGACATAAATCACGGGATAGCCAGATGTCCGGGGCGAAATCTTCAGGAGCGGGATCATCTCTTGGACCTGCGAGAGCAGGGCCGTCTTGAGCGTGGACGAGGGAAAACGCGTGACGGTATCTCCGAGCGTGTAGCTCGGGTCGCTGGCCGGGATTTCGATCAGGGTGATGCCGGTCGTGGAAATGGCGTCGAGCAGAAACTCCCAGGTCAGAGGCTCGTTTGCAAAACGGACCGTGTACGCGGTCGTGCCGGCGCCGTCGTCGTTCGGGGCATTATAGGTGAAGGCTCCATAAGGCCCGTAATTGGTCTCCCAAAATGTCCGGAGGGCCGCCCGGTCCGTTTCGTTCATGTAGGATTTGCGGATCGAGAACTTCTTGGCGCCGGCGCCCAAAAGGAAGCGCTGCTCGATCTTCGCATTCGCGCTGCCGAACTGGTGGATCGCCACCTCCGGGTCCTCTGCCATCCCGTAGCCATAATCCGGGATGATGGGAAAGGTACCGGAGGGAGAGATTACAGGGATCGGGACGTTTCCAATGTACTCGGTCATCAGGCGAGCTCCACCATGGCGATTTCCACTTCTGCCCGTCCCATCCCAACCATTTGTTCCCAGGTCCCGGCAAAACGGACCGTATAGCGCCCGAGCGCCGCGACGCCGGTCGGGTCATAGGTAAATCCCGAATCCCAGGGGTCGTAAAAGTAGAAAGGCTCGAGCGGGCCTCGCCGGGCCTCGTAAAAACTCCGGAATGTGGCCAGGAAGGACGGCGTCAGGCGCCGGGTCGTTTTCCAGTTCTTTCGGCTGGTAGCGACTTGTTTGCTGCGCTGGCTTTCCCCGTTCTTGTACTCGTTGTCAATAACGGCATATTCGCGCGCGTGGCTGAACGCCCGGCACAAACTTAGCGGGAGAACCGTCAAAGGCGCCGCATTTGCCACAGATCCGGGCATGTTGCCTCTTTCCAAGGTTAGAAAGCCTTTTATTTGCCTTGAGCGGGTCGATCGAGGGCCTGGCTATATGAACCCCCGGGGTGTTTTTCGGCCCCACAGGGCTAAACAGGCCTCCCGGACCGGCTAAGACGTGAGTGTGCCGGGACTGAGCTGCAGCGCCGTCTGCTCTCGGCGTTTGAAATTGGCCTTCGTTGCGGCCGTCGTTGCCGTTTGGACCGCGCGCGGGTTCCTTACAATGACCTTCACGGTCTCGTTTTGGAAAAAGTCCTTCGCGCCCGGCACGTTGACATGGATCGTCGTCGTGCCTCCTCCCCTGGATCCGCCCAGCCCGGATCCGGGCAGCGCGTTATTCTCGGAGGCCGGTGTCACGGCCTCGCCCCGGTGCAGGAAGGCGAGCATATTCCTCGGCACGTAATCCGTCCCGGACTGGTAGCCGGGCACGGTCACGGGCAGCCCCCCAGGCATCGCCATCGGCGACCCCCCGTAGTACTGCTGGGCCTGCGAGAGGGACCCTCCGCTCTGAATCAGGGAGGTCGGAGTCATCGGCGCGGCGATGCGCCCGGTACCTTGCCCGGTGCTCATCCCGTAGAGGCGCACCAGGTCGGATACCTGGCTGGTCCGAATAGCCATGTCGATGTTGCCGCCATAGCTCTGCTTGGCAATCTGGATAATTTGGTTCAGGACCCCTTTGTCTTTCACGTCCACGCCATACATGGCCTTGATTTTGTCGCGCGCCTTCTCGCTTGCGCCCTTGACGAACAGGCGCACTGCGCCCGCTACAGCCCCGGCCGCCGCCCCTATAGCAGCCCCGAGCGGTCCTCCAAACTTGAAACCGATCATTGCGCCACCGGCGACGTCCTCGCCCATGCCTGTGATCCCACCGCGTTGCAGGCCATTCATCACCAGCAGGCCTCCAGCCATCAAAGCCGCATTGGAATGCCCGAGCCCGGAAAGAGAAAACCCTTCCTGGCCGCCACTCTTGAGTGAATCCTGCAGATGCGCTCCGCCACCGCCTTTGGATCCCTGGCCGAAGAATCCCTTCAGATTTGTAAGTAGGCTTCCGGCGCCTCCAGACCCTCCGGGGCCGCCTCCAAGGATCTTGCTGAACAGGCCACCGCCACCGCCGCTATTGCCAAAATCGCCACCGCCCGCGTTTGGATTGCCTCCCGGTATAGATAGGCCTCCTCCGCCACCGCCCCGGCCTCCAGCCAAAATAGGCGCCAGGCCGCCCAAGATTCCGGCCCCGCCCATGATCCCGGCACCGCCACCGCCTCCCCAGCCGCCACCTCCGCCTGCGCCCGCGGCGCCGGCCGCGCGCATGCCTCCGAAGAGCTGCATCATCGAGCGCGCGACCTGGGAAGATACAATCTCCTTGATCGCGGTGAGGATCGCGGTTTTAAACGAGTTCCCGATCGCCGAAAATACCGACTTCGATTTCGTTGTCAATGCATCGAACACGCCCTCGGCCGAGTGCTTGAAACTGTCGAAGGTCTTCTGCTGCTCGTCCCGGAAGAGCTGCATCTGCCGGATGGTCGCGTTCTCCTTCGAGGCGTCGATAGCCGATTGCGTCTGCTCGTCGATTTGGGCGCGCATCTGATCGCGCTGGCTTTGAATCTGCGTGATCATCCCGGAGATCGCCGTGACGTCCTGGCCGGCCGCCTGGAGGACCTGTTTTTGCAAATTGAGCTGGTCGACGATCTGCTGCGTCTCCTGATCGAACATCGAGGTCTTGAGGTCGTGCATTTGCTGCAGGTACCGAATCTCGATGTCGGCTTTGCGCGCCTCGAGGGCCTGCTTTTGCGCGAGCGTCTTCGGGTTCGCTTCCTCGAGCTGACGCAGCTCGGCGTCGCGCTGCGTGCCGGCGCGCTCCTCCTGGAATTCCTGCATCTTGTGGAAGTTCTCGACCTGCTGATCGGCCAGGGATTTCTCGAAGTCCAGGCGCTTTTCAAACCAGGCCGTATCGGCCTCCTCGCGCCGGTGCACCTCGGCTATGTACTTATCGGTCGTGTCCTTCTGCCACGCCTGGACCTTCAGGGCGAGGGCCTTTTCGATATTGGCGCGCGCCTCGGCGCTCACCTGGACCTTATGCTCGATCCCTTGTTCGTCCACGAACGTCGAGAGCTTTTCCATCTCCTTCCGGGCGCTCGCGAAGTCCTGCAGGATCTCCTTCGCCGGCCCGCGGATCGCGGATTCCTCCGCGGAGGCCAGGTACTCCTGCGAGGCCTTGGTCTGCTCGTTGACGAACTTCTTCATTTTCTCGGCGAGCTTTTCATCTTCCGGAAGCGCCAGGTCGGTTTTGCCGGCAGCCGTTGCGCTCCAGGAAAATCCCGGACCCTTCACGCTCTTGAATGGGCTGGCGCCGAACGTCGGTGCTGCGCCCGGCCCGGCCATCGTGAATCCGATCTGCTCCTCGGTAAAACCCATCGCTTTGATCTGGTCGAGCGATTTCCCGGATTTCAGGGCCGCGGTGATGGCCAGCTGTTTATTCATGCCCTCCATTGCCTTGGTCGATTCCTGGATCTTCGAGTACTGCTGCCACAGCTCGAAGCCGAATAGGGCGACTCCGGCTGCCGCCAGGCCGAAAGGATTAGCGAGCAGGACCACCTCCGCGAAACTCTTCAGCTGCGCGACGAACTTCTGCAGGCCTCCCTCCTTTACCCACTGCGTAACGCGATCGGTGAATTCGATGAGCTTCGGCAGGAGCTCCTCGGCCAGCCGGAGCTTGAGGCCC